CATAGATATGTTTGGGTCATCTCCACCACCACCTCTAGAACCTGCGTCACCTCCGATCTCTGTACCTTTTCCAAATCCGCTAAAATCATCGTCAGTGCCGATAGAAAAATCTATCCCTGCCTCTTTGGCTTTCGCCTTTGCTGCTAAACCAAATTCATGCGCTGCTTCAAGTACCCCTACTCTTGTAATTCCCTTTACAACATCTTCCACAACATTTTCAAACTGGCTTTGAGTAAAACTATGATCTGTAGGCATAGCTGCTGGATCTTGAACATCTACAGGTGTATCTTCCGAAACTTCCTGTTCATCTATTGCATTAGGGTCTTCGCCTACGCTTTGGGTTGATGTGCCCGACATATCCATAGATGGATCATCGTTTTCATCAGGATCATTGCCCCCACTTGTCCCCCCACCCCCATTAAAGTGCATAGGATGCATCAAACCTTTTGAAGACTCAATAACAAGGAGTGTTTCTGGTTCTTGAATAAAACTCATCTCATCATCGTCGTCTTCTTCTTCACCGTTATGATCCACGTTTTGAATCATCCCGAGATCTTCCATCTGCTGTAATTCAAATAGGGCGTTTTGATGTAAGTCTTTAATCCTAGATAATCCGTAATACCTAACTACGTTAGCCGGAAGAACATACTCGCCGGTTGAAAGATACGCAGGAATATCGTCCGCTACTTCTTCAGGAGTTGCACCAGGAGGCGGATCTGGTAGATCATCCTCTGTCACTTCTAGTTCCTTTTCTACGGGACCACCTTCAGCAAAGTTAGCTGGATCATCTTTTCCCGTTGGTTCTTCATATGTATCGGCTTCTTCACTAGTGCCAAAGAAGCTACGAAGCATATCACCGATAGTTTGATCACCGGTACTTTCTGGATCTACGTAAGCCTCTCTGGCTAACTCTTCTTCCGTATATGCCGGACCCACCTCTTGTTGAGTTGGAGTTTCAAGTAACTCACGGCTATTTAAAGGCTCGCCCTCCGTAGGATTTTCTTCAGGTACAGGACGATATCGACTAGAATCAGACCCCATAGCTTCAGCCATTTGGGCATCGAGACTGTCTTCGGCTGCACTCCCCGTGATAGTCGAATCTGAATTAGAACTGTCAATAGTAGAAGACTCATCAAAACGAAAAGAACTCGGGGGTGGGTTTATTGCTTGAGGAGGAAAATCTTTTTCACTTCCTTGCGGTGGCCGTGGTTCTGGCAGAGGTGGCATATTTCGTTCAGGCCGTGGTTCTGGCAGAGGTGGCATATTTCGTTCAGGCCGTGGTTCTGGCAGAGGTGGTGTAGGTTTTGGCTGAGGTATTTCGTTGTTGTAATGTTTTATTCTAGCTTCTCTGTCTTTATCTGGCCCTTTCCAATGATGGTCAAGCCAAGCGTTTTGATACGATAAAGTGCCACTTGCAAGATCTGCTAATTTAAAGTCAGGATCTTTTTGCTTATCGGCATAAAATATTTCTGTTTGAAGTTCTCTAGAGAGTTTTGTAAAGTCAGGATCGTTAGGATCAAAATTTTCGCTTTTTAATTCTCTAGCGTAGCTTTCAGGCATAGTTAAGTTGTTTTGATCTAAAAATCTCTTATATCTATTAAGCGCAGTTTTTGCCCCCTGCGGCTTTTTTGAACCAGCTTGCATCTCATATTGATAAAAGCCTCGTCCTGGACCGCCGCCTTCTTGACGTACATTTTCATTGTTAGACTCTACCTTAGAAACTATATCAGCAAATTTTTCTAAGGCATCTCCTATTTTGTTAGTACGAATTCCTTTAATTGCATCTAAAACTTGAGACATATTTAACCCCTCTTAGCTTTTGTTTGAACTTCAACTTTCATATTTTTCATTTTATTTAACAATGTGCAAGCGCCCTGCGCTCGATATAATTCTTTTTCATCATCGGACTGTTCTAGTATCCTGTAATACTCTTTCTTCTTTTCATCTAAATAGATATCCATTAACTGCTGAAAATCTGGTTGATTGACTAAAACTAGAACATCTTTCATTATTAAGCACTACCCGCCTGATTTTGTTGGAGCATTTGAATAAGTTGTTGTTCTGTTATACCGCCTTGACCGGAAGGTTGCTGTTGAGGAGCCTGTGTAGGACCACCTCCAGTAGGTGCTCCCTCTTCTCCGGGTACCGGTGCTTGTCCTACACCGATTGTTCCTCCTCCAGTACCCATAGCGTCTTGCCCAACAGCTACCTGAGTTTGTTGGGCAGGAGCGTCTTCCATAGCTTGCTTCTGCATCTGTTGAAGCAGCAGGGCTTGCCGGAAGGCTTCTTCGGGGTTGTTTGTGACCTTATCCACATCGAGATCCATAGTCGCTGCAATCTCGCGCATAATGTAAGGGAACTTTGCAAAAGGAGCAAGAACAGGATTACTAGCAATCTGTAGGAAGCTAATAAGCCGCTGAGAACGTACCTCGTTCTGCATAAAGCTTTCTGTGCCTCGTGCTTTAACTTCCAGATCCCCTTTAATCTCAGCATCAAAATCAAACTGCATATTCCAAGCGTATAAAGCTTCACCTAACGGACGTAATAAATAATCGTCAATATTTTTAACAACAGTGCGAATAGAGTTACTAGCTGCCCCCATTAGCATGGAGATACCTGAAGCAGTACGACCGGTACCCATCACGCCTGTCTGACCATATGAGTACGAAGGCAAACCAGACGACTCGTCAGCTAGAACCCGAGCCTTGTCGAATAATAACATATTTTCAGAGGAGACGTTAGGAAATTTTGTACCGAAGATAGCCTGTCCAGGAGCGCCCCCTTGACGACGGAATACCTTACCAGGGTAAACATTTAAGTCCTGTCCTGGTGCTAGATTAGTTTCATCTACTTCAATAAGGAGGTTTCCAGATAGAACCGCGTTATCCACGGCCATACGCATAAAACCATTCATAAGAGTCTGAGTATCATCCATATTTTCAGCAAGACCGATACCAAAGAAGCTGTAAGGATTTAACTCGTACGGCGATGCGACATAAGGAATACGTGCAGGTGTGAAGGGGTTAATTACAAAGCGTAGTACCTTACCATTACAAATCCAACAGTTAATCTGTAGTTCATCAGTATCTTCATACTCTTTTGGTATCTCGATATCTTGTGACTCAGCCACCTTGCGATCAATGGCACCCCAAAATTCTAATACTTCAAAACGATCTACGCCGCCGCTACCTGTCACGGAATTCTCTGAACCAAACTCAGAACTGATCTGGTTATCGTTTAGATCATCTTCCCACCATTCACGAGTGTAGTTCTCGCCTTCTTTAACGGCTTCTTCAATAACTGATGGGCGGAAGTAAGGACGCTTCTTTAACTCGCGTAGTTGGGATCGTGTATACCGATGACGCTCGATAACATAATTACATTCTTCCATGTTGTAAGCGTCTGGATCAGGATAAAAATCCCAGACAGATACATGCTCTACCCGTGGAACAGTTTTAATAATTGGATCATACTCACCGGTATCTGTCCAGTTTGCATATTCTTTATCGTAAGCAAAGGGGCCTTTCATAATACCGGTTCCAAACAGAACTGATTCAAAGCAAGTATGACGAAGATGCTTAGTAGCAGAAGACTCCTCTAACTGGTCTTTAATTTTCTTTTCCATCTTTTTAGCAGCTTCTTGAGCAGGATGGAAAGTTACGGCAGAAGGAGTAACGCCAGGGCCTTCTTTTAAACCTTCTAGATCTTTTAGATCTTCTTTCAACGGACCTAAGCGTTCTTGTAAAGAATTTGAGGTATCACCGGGCTGAAGATCTCGACCGTCACCGGGATACCCATAAATACTTTCAATTTGTTTCTCTACCATATCCTCTGCTTCGGTTTGCTTCGGATCTACATGAGCAGTATCTACGACACCTTCGGGTAGAGTAGTCGGTTCAATGCTTAAAGGAAATCGGTTTTGACTTAGAAGAACATCAATAAGCTGACCATAGGCAGCTAAAACTTTAGTCTTGGTAACCTTAATAAATACACGAGACTTTTCGGCCTCTGTGAATTTAACATCAGGACCGTATAAACCTCGGTAGTTTCGGTATGCTCGTAGCCACCGATCTTCGTCTGTGGAGCGACGATCTTGGGCGCGATTATACCGTGATTCGATATAACTTACAAGACTATAGTAAGAAGAATCGTCTAGTCCGGCCTCGTCATCTAACACAACAATATTAGTTTTATCTACCATGTTTTAATATCCAAATACGTTGTCGCTAGGTTTCCAGCGTTTTTTAGGTGTATTTTCATAAGCAACTCTAACATTAGAAGGTCGAGATTGTATCATATATCGCAGAGCGTCGTATAAGTGATCTTCTGATTTAGTATCTACATCTTCTGGATTACGAGGATCAATAGGAATTGCTGCTAGTTGACTTATTAAATTTCTACAGTTATCTAGGATTCTAATCCCTGGCTCACCTGTGTCTTCATCCACCGCTAATCTTTTGTGCAACTCAATCTTTCCCGCGACACGAGAACCTGGAGATCTGTCTGAAGGTCTAAACCTACACCCGGTTGCATTAAGAGCCTCGGCAATAGATGGTCCTGTATCACCACGTTTAGCCCAACACGAGCTATCTAATAACGCATCTTGAATCCTACCGTCACTTGCTTCTGTTTCTCGGATAAGTTCCCCGAGTTTATCAGCAGTTAAACGGTTAACATACAACTCTCTGTAAATCCACAGGCAACCGTCAAAGTCTACTGCGCCCCAAAGGATACCTGAATGTGCCGCGTAACCAAAGTCCGCTGATCTGATTTTCGTCCACCCGTGAGGAATCTCAAAAGAGGGTACCACATGCGTCTCTTTGTCAAAGTCTGGAAACGCTCCGTCGTCAACTGCATCCCAATCACCATATAAAAATTGTTTTCTTTTTACCTCTGGCAAAGAAGCCAGCATAGAAATATAACTAGAATCTTGTGTTAAGTACGGATTATCCCAAACAGAAGCCGCAATAAATTTACGAGTGATCTCAGAAGTTAGAGTCTTTCCCTCAACCTCGTATTTAACTTTTTCTGTAATTTTCGTGCCAGCCTCAGCCGGATCGATGAACATTTTTTTAACCCACGCAGAACCGATATTTCCTGGGTTACCAGTCGCACGCATATGCAAAGGAAGACTTGGGTCAGTAGTTCGTAAGGACGAACGAAG